TCGTTATTATATCTATTAAGGATAGAGTAGCAAAAAAAGTTCTTCGTAAAATAAAATATATGTACAAGAACCTGCCAGATTTTCTCAAGGTTGAGATAGTCAATGGTAGGTCTAATGAACATGGTACAGCCCAGGAGATGGAGTTTTCAAACGGGTCAATGATAACTTCAGTCCCTACAACGGAAGATGCTGGTAGGTCTGAGGCTGTATCATTATTAGTGATAGATGAAGCTGCCATTGTAAGGTGGGCAAATGAAATCTGGGCGGCAGCTTTTCCTACACTATCTACAGGTGGTTCAGCAATTGTAAATTCAACTCCTTATGGTGTTGGTAACTGGTATCATAAATCTTGGGTTGATTCCATGCAACCAAATAGTTATTTTAATCCATTACGATTACATTGGACTATGCACCCAGAACGGGACATACACTGGTACAATGAAATGAAACAATCACTTGGTGCAAGGAGAACGGCTCAAGAAATTGATGGTGACTTCTTAACATCTGGTAATTCAGTATTTGATCTTAATGATATCAAGGCCATTGAGGATATGTTACCGGATAATAAGCCAATCCAAACTATGATGAATGGTACTCTTCGTATCTTCAACAGACCTGATAAGAATAAAGAATATTTTATAGGTGCGGATATTTCCACGGGTAGGTCACGAGATTATAGCTCCTTTACTATAATGGACAGAGATGGTGATGAAGCAGCCGTGTTTAAGGGTAAAATACCAGTAAACAAAATGGCCGATATAATGGGGGAGTTCGGTATGAAGTACAACAGAGCTCTATTAGCTCCAGAGTCTAATGATATTGGCTTAGCTGTAACAAACAAACTACAGACTGACTGCTATCCTAATTTATACTACTCACAACAGATCCTAAGACAGAAAGGACAAAAACGACCAAAGGTACAAGATATACCAGGTTGGCTTACAACAAGTAAGAACCGGCCAGTTATAATAGATATGTTAGAAGAAGATATCAGAAATGATAATGTCAATATAAAAGACCCATTCTTTGTGCAAGAAGCATATACCTTTATATATGATGAAACTAATAGGCCTGTAGCCTTGGGTAAGAACAAGAGAACCACCTCAGCTGGTGACTCCGAATTAGATGATCAATCATATACCGATGATAATATTATGGGTAAATGTATAACCAACTTTATAAGAAAGGGTAAACGAAAACAAATAACAGTAGCACCAAGATAATGAGCAATTACAAAATATTCGGATATAACCTTAGAAGCCCGTTTACTAAGTCACAACCTAAACGTGAATTAAAAGTGTTACCTAAACAGGGTAAAGTTGTTTCACCACCAGCTGGTAGAGTATCTCAACCTGATTATCTTAGTGATGGTGAAGGTATAACAGCTTTTGGTGATAGAGTTAATTTTGTAACACCCTCATTCGTTAGGGAATCTATACCTGTTATCCGTAAGTTATATAAAGTAAATGAGGATGTAGGTTCTGTTTTATTTGACCTTATCTCGTTAACTAATACTGGGCACACTATTGAATTTGACCAAACAGTTAAACCAGAAGTAGTAGATAATATGAGGAAACATTTACATAATGTTTCTAAAAACTGGGGCTCTGGTGTTTCGGGTATTAATGGTTTAATAAATAAGATGATTGCTCAAATATGGGTAACAGGAGCTTTATCAAATGAGTGGGTGCCAAACAAATACCTAACTGGTATACAAAATAACTGCCTTGTTAACCCCGAACAAATCTATTTCCAATACAATCACCGAACAAATCGTTATGAGCCATACCAGAAACTAAAAGGCTTAATCAGTATAAATAAAACTTACGTTAAGTTAAACCCCATTACATATAGGTATTATGGTTTGATAAATGATACTGATGAGCCTTATGGTATACCACCTTTCTTAACTGTATTGGAATCTATTGGTACACAGACCGATATGAAAACCAATATTAATCATATATTAAAGCAACTTGGTTTACTTGGTTACCTTGAAACTAGGTTAGCCAAGCCCGATAGAGGAGCATCTGAGACAGAGTCGGCATATATGAAGAGACTGGATACATTATTAGTACAGACTAAACAGAACGTACAGAATGGTTTTATGGATGGTGTGGTTGTTGGCTATGAAGAGGACCATGAATTCGACTTTCATAGCACTACCAAAAATTTAGGTGGTGTATCAGATATATTTAATCAAAATGAAAGGCAAGTAGCTGCTGGTTTAAAAACCTCACCAAACTTCCTTGGATTACCAGGAGGTGGTACAGAGACTAACATGGGCATAGTATTCACTAAGATGCTATCACAATTAAAATCTGTACAAAATTTAATAGGGTTAAACTTAGAAGCTGGTTATGCATTGGAATTAACAATGGCTGGCTTTGACTTTAAATCTGTAAATGTTAAATGGAAAGCATCAACCATTTCAGATGACCTTAAAATACAACAAGGTCTGGAAATAAAACAAAGAGTTTTAAAAGAACTACGAGTAGATGGTATAATAAGCCAAGATATATATGCTGAAGGTATGGGTTATGAGAAACCTTATAAACCAGAACCAATAGTAGCTTTTGAAGATCAAGTTGGTAAAGGTAGCAAAGATGGAGAACAGATAGGTAAAGACTCTGAAGTTAAAAAGAAATCTGAAAGAAAAGGAAGAGATAAGGACAAAGCTCAACCAAGAAGAGGAGATAATAAAACAAAACCAAGATAACATGAGGTATTTAGACAAAGTAAATAAGACAGGGATTATTACCCTTAATTATGGGCATGCTTTGATATTGGGACATAAGCCCGGTAAATTAGCATTAACCCAAGTTAATGAGAAAATTGAAACAGAAAGGCAAGAAATAGCCAGTTTAGGTTTGTTTGACAATGCAACACCAAACTACACTACTTACTACCCAGATGTAACCGCTGCTGATTTAGCACCCCAAGATGCCGATTTTATTTACCCGGTATTCAGGATGCTTTCAGAAACAATCCTTTCAAAAGGAGTACCAATTGACTTTGGTAAGAAAGGAGTACTCAAGAACTCCATGAATATGATGGTGGGACAAACTATTAATGTTGACCACGAAACTGCACTAGGAAACGCCATAGGCGTAGTAACAGAAGTGGTTTGGCAAAACTCTTATAAGACAGCTTCTGGTAAAACAGTCCCAGCTGGGTTTAATGCTGTATTAAAAATTGATGGTAAATCAAATCCACGTATAGCAAGGGGTATTATGATGTCACCTCCTTCTATACATTCTAACTCTGTAACAGTTAGATTTTCTTGGGAGCCATCTCACACCTTTGAAAATGAGCATGAGTTCTATGACAAACTAGGAACTTATGATAAAGATGGGTCTCTAGTACGTTTGGTAGTATCAAACATAAAACAATACTCAGAGACATCCTTGGTAGCACATGGAGCTGACCCTTACGCCCAAAAAATTGGGGCTGATGGTAAAATAGTAAACCCAGAATATGCAAGCACTGTATATAGTTTCAAGGCTGATAAATTAAATGTTAATCCTCAATTCATTGATTACAAAGATGATTCAACATTTTCATTCGATGCCGACACAATACCTATTACCACTAAATTAAATAATAATAATAACGAAAACAACCAGAGTATGACAATCCAAGAACTTATTGCCGGAGTAGAAACCCAATTCGGCCTTGAATCCGGAAGTATTACTGTTGAGAACTTTACTGAACAGCTTTCAGCGGCAGTAAGTAATCTGGTACCTAAGTCCGACTTAGATGCCTTGGCAACAGAATTATCCGATGCTAAGTTAAACTTAGAAACTAAGGAAGGTGAAGTACAAACCTTAACAGGTGAAGTACAAACCTTAAAAGACGAAGCTGTAATCCTTACAGCAAATGCTATGCCTCCTGAAACAGTTCAGGCAACTCGTGATGAGGCAATTAAACTCTATAAATTAATTAAAGGTGATGCAGCCGATAGTAAAATTATAGAATCGATTAACAAGATGGACTTCTCCACTTCAGAATCCTTTAAGGAACAATACAAAATTGAAGCGAATGAGAAATTCCCTGACACTTGCCAAGAGTGCAAGTCAACCAATATATCTCGAGCATCTGCAGTAGTAGATAACACTGATGATAGTGATGAAAAAGTTAAAAGTAATCTTCAGGCAAGACAAGAAATTATTACTAATAACAGGAAAAAGAAACAATCAATAGCTTTAGGCTACAACAAACAATCATAAAACAAATTTATCATGGCATTAACAAAATTTGGAGAACAAACCAAGTCGGTATTCTTGAAAGCTATTGAGGCACACAAGCTTCATCAAGAATTTGAAGTAAAAGCAGCAGCAGCAGTTGTTAAAGGACAACCGGTAAAATTAGCTGCCGATGGAACAATTGAACCAGCAGCAACAGATGAACTTGCATTCAAGGTTATCGGTTACTCATTGCACACTAGAGCAGCTGGAGAATTAGCTACTATAGCTATGAAACCAATGGCTATTGTTTGGTCACAAACTGCCGGAGCATTAGATGCTGGCCCAGTTAAAATTTTAGCAGATGCACCAACCGACCCATTATATAGGTCATACGTTGCAACAGTTCATGCAACCGGAGCTGATGTTGTTGGGTATGCTTTAGATGCAGCAACCGGAGCAGACGAACTTGTCAGAGTAGCAATACTTTAATTTATAAACCTTCACAAAAAACAAAGCATATCATGGATTTAAATCAATTCGAAAAATCTAAATATAAAGGACAAATTAAAGCTACCTTTGATTTAGCAGAACAAATGAGAAGAAACAAAGATAACCCTCAAGAGGTATCTTTTGCCGAAGTAGTAGAAACCAAAATGGGTATAACCTTAGAGGATCTATACGCTGACTTAGGTATTGACCCTACAACAGATTCAATATCTGCAATCTTCTTATTACCAGAAGCTGACGGAGTACGTTGGTTAGTACCGGAAATTATCCGCGGAGCAATCCGTGCAGGATTAAGAGATGCACCAATCTGGCCATCTATTATCTCAACTGAGCAAGATTCTTCTCAATTGAAAGTAACTATGCCATATATCAATATGTCAGATGCCGCACCAATAAAAGTTGGTGAAGCAGAGACTATCCCAATTGGTAGCATATCTTATGGACAAAAAGAAGTATCGGTATTCAAAATCGGTCGAGGTATTAAAATCCCTTATGAAGTTATCCAATTCGTTTCAATCGATGTGGTATCTATCTTTATGCAGGACTTCGGGGTAAAACTTGGACAAGCAATGGATACCCTTGCAATTGACTGTCTTATTAATGGAGACCAAAAAGATGGTTCTGAGTCAGCTCCAGTAATTGGGGTTACTACAGCCGCAACTAAGGTTTATAAAGATTTCTTAAGACCTTGGATTAGAGGTTCAAGAATGGGACGTACTTTCACTACCATCATTGGTGGAGAAGCTTCAGCCTTAGAAACTTTGGACTTACCAGAATTTAAAGCAAGAACTGCTGGTTCAACAGAAGCTACATTAAACATGAAAACTCCTGTACCTAAATCAGCTGATTACTTTATTCATGGTAATGTACCTGATGGCCAAGAAATCTTGGTGGANAAAAGATTTGCATTGGTTAAATTCAATGTAATACCTTTAAACATCGAATCTGAAAAAATCGTATCAAACCAAACGTTAGCATTCTATGCATCATTAACATCTGGCTTTGGTAAATTATTCAGAGATGCCTCATTGGTATTGGATAAATCTGATACAATAGCTAACCTACCTTTCCCATCATACATGAACGTAGATGCTTATCAGGATGTAGTTATTAACTAAATCATTTTCTTACAATAATCAAGTCAATACAATAAGAAAGCCGAAGCTAATACCTTCGGCTTTTTTTCTAAGTGTACTATTACAATCTATTAATTAATAAAGTTTATAATATTATGGCAAAAGCAAAAGAAAAGTATGTTAAATTGGGAGAAGCAGCTGCTGAAGGCAGTTTCTATGACCCAACACTTGGGCTTAAATTAATACCAGGTAAAATTGAACCACTACCTCTAAACTATCGTACTTCGAAAAGAACCTTAGCTGCTATCAATGGTGGTCACCTAGAAATAGTTGATTCAGAAGAAGTTGCAGCTTACTTAGCTGGTGATTCAGATGATGACGAAGATGATGAGGATGAAGTAACTGAAAAAATGTTAAAGAAATATAACATGGAACAGTTAAAGGAATATATCCTTGATAATGATACCTCAGCAAGTGAAGAGGATTTTGAGGGTAAGAAAAAGCCAGAGCTATTGGAAGAGGCTCTAGAAATTTTTAATCAATAATATTAACCCACCATGTCAGCACCTATATCAAACTTTGGATTTAGCAGAAACCTTTTAGTAGTAGACTTTAAAAACCTAACACTGAACATAGAGGCGGGAACTACATTCGCTTGGGATTTTGGTGATGGCGGGGTTAGTAACTTAAAGAACCCGTCTCACGTGTATAGTGAAGATGGGTTCTTCAATGTTAGGTTAACCTCAACAACTGATTTAGAAGTTAGCACTATTAATATGAACATTGGTGTTGGTAGTTTATCTAATATCTTAAACACACCATTGCTATCATTAGCCTCATACTACCTACCTAGCACTATGTTAATTAAAAGCGAGCAGCTAGTAACTTTAATACAAACTTGGCAGATGTATTTGCAACCACTAATGGAAAATCCACTAGTAGACGCCCAGGATACACATAATGAGTTAAGGTGGCCAGCTCTAAGTAATAAATTAATAGCTATGCTAGTAGCTAAGGAAGTTATCTTAAAAGAATCATCAGCTTATTTAGCAAATATAGCAAATGAAGGTTCATCAGCATCATCCTCAAACACAACTACAAATGATTCACCAGGAAGGTCTATAAAATCAATTGAGACAGGCCCGGTTAAAACAGAATGGTATGAAGGAAATGATTCTGTATCAAACTCAGAAACACTAAAAAATATTGGAGCATCATTCACTAGAGCTTTAGCACCAGGGGGTATAATAGACCTACTTAATAAAGCAATATGTGAATTGGCCCAAAGATTAACGATATACTTACCTACATGTGGGCAACCACCTAAACCGGTAAGGGGCTTTAAAATAAGCACTACACCTCAGGTTGGTTCATATTTTAACGCCCAAATTTTAGAACAAGAATATTGGGAAACAGAAATACCTTGGTAGATTATGGCACACATGGCTCAAGCAGATTGGGATGCACACATAGCGGCAATAAATGAATTCCACCAAGATGCATTTCAACAAATAATCACTTGGAAAAAATTAGTGACTAACCTATCCACTAATGGGGAGGATGATGTGGACAGAACTATACCAGTAGAACTAAGAGCACTAGTAACATACAATTATTTCAGATCATGGCCAACAGGTAACCCCACTAAAACGGGGGAGATAGATAATGAGAGTTGTATGATATACCTAAACAATCAGTATCTAGCAGACTTAGGTTTTATAAATCAATATAGCCAATTTGACTTTGACCCCGTAGAGGACAGGTTTATAATTAATGGTGTTATTTATAAAGCATCGGGTGAATCACAGGTAGCTCAAGCGGGGGATAAACCCATACTACATTTCATCATCTTAAAACGAGAAGAGATTGAATCACACGATAATAAATACTAATGATTTCTAAGAACCGCTCAATGGGGGGCTCTTTGCCCCTTAGAGTAGAACCCTTTGGACCTTGGTTACAGACATCAGCTTTAATAGCTGATTTACCTGCGTTAATAGCGATAGGTAGTTTAAGGGGACAAAAATCGGCAGCTGAGAAATTAAGAGCTTTAATACGTAAGAATTTAAAAGCTGGTGCTGTACCTGGAAATAAACCATTTTCAACTATAGCATACAGTAGTAAGTACGAGAAAGAAAAGAGTAGTGCGGGTTATAAAGTTGGTAGTAAATTAATAAGAACGGGACTATATTATAAAAGTATAAAGACATGGAATAATGGGCGTACTTATTATGTTGGTGTAAAGAAAGGTGTTACAACATCACAAGGGGGTAAAACTTTAGGTTACGTAGCACAACTTTTAGAAAGAGGTAGTTCAGCAAGAAATATAAAAGCCCGACCATTATGGGCTCCAACATTTAAACAGTTTGGTGGAAACAAAAGAATTAAATCAATTATAGTTTGGCATATAGCTAACCTAGTGTTCCTTAGGCATGGCGTAAGAGTCCGAGTATATTAATAATAAGAAATTATGTTATCAAACTTAGAAGAGTTACTAGAGCGCTCCATTTTCCACGCAATAAGGGAAAAAACTGTAGCTGAAGGATACCTACCAGATATCAATACATTTGATGTAAAGAATGCAAGTAATACTATAGCAGCAGCAGAAAAGGTTAATTATGAAACTGCAAAGACCAATATTTTTAATACAAAGGGATTTGTAGTAGATGTGTTTGGTGCATCTAATAATCAGGCTAAAGGTTTAAAGAAAGTACCAAGAATAGTTATAGATACACAAACATTCCAACCGGGGCAACTTGGGGGGGATACAACTCCAATATATGAATTGGTGGATGGTGTTTTTATAAAATCATCTAACCCCTCACTAGCTTCAGATTTCTACTACAATATTTATGTGGTAGCAAACACTATAAAACAACTAAGGGTATTAACAGCAATCGTATCATCAGCATTACCCCGTAGGGGTTATATAAAAACATACCTTGATGCACAAATACAATTTAGTGGTAACATACTTACAGTATTTACAGGTAGTAATGATAGTGATGATATGCCAGAGGGAGTGATAGAGAAAGTATTCAGTTATGCATCAACAGACCTATTTGAGGGATTACCAGAAATAATAACTACTACTGTAGCGGGTGAAACATTTAATATAGTACCGCTAAGCGAAATAACATTAGAACCAATATCAACAATCTTATAAAATTATAACACTATGTCACTTGTAACCATAAAGAATTATATACAATCAAGTTTACCATCAGGTAATGAGATACCGATGACTGTACTAGTTGCAGTGTTATTGGCAATGGTGGATGACAACTATGAAGTAGGCCAAGATGGCGGATTAATATTTACCCAGGAACTTTTAACTAAATTAAATGGCATAGCTGTTGGGGCACAGGTAAATGAAACATCACACCCAATATCCTTTATAACAGGGTTACAAGGTATACTTGATGGCAAGGTTAATACAGCTTTTGTAAATGCTGCTGTAGCTGCTGTAGTGGATAATGCACCGGAAGGACTAAATACCTTAGCAGAATTAGCAGCAGCCATTAATAATGACCCAGATTTTTATAACACTATGTTGGGATTAATTGCCAGTATAAATATAAACAATGGCAAGAAACAAAAACTAGTGGACGCTGATTATACTATCACAAGTTTGGATGATGAATATGATATAGTATTTAATTCAGCAATAGATATCACTATTACAGTAGAAGATGTTTTAATAGACAGTTTTAATTGCAACTTCTTTAACAATGCAGCGGGCGCAGCCAATTTTGTAGCAGCTGTTGGGACTAACTTAAACTCACCAGATGGCCCAGGTATGTCGCTAACACAAAATAAAGTTGGTGCTATGTTCAAAATTATGAATTTAAATGATCACGTTTTAAAAGGTGAATTTGTATAATGAGAACCATTAAGAAATTAATATACAGGTGGGATAAAAGTAATAGTGTAACTACCACTACTACTACCG